CATCTAGCTTCACTATCCCATCAATGTTCTTACATTATTGTGTGTGCTGAAAAACATGAAGATGGTTCTCCACATCTACATGCTTGTCTTAAGTTTCGGAAGAAGGTGGATATTCGGAAGGAACGGTATTTTGATGTTAATGGCTATCACCCAAACATACAAACTACGAAGAACATTAATGCTAGCATTAATTACTGCAAGAAGGATCATGATTTCATTGAAGAAGGTAACGTCAATGAAAAAAATAATCCTGAATTACCAACCTATATTGAAGGTATGTCCAAAATAGATTGGTTGACTGAATGTTTTACTCTGAAAGTCCCTTATGGTTACGCAGATGCTTTCTGGAAAGCACATACTACCAGTGACTTCTGTACATTGGAGACATTTGATATCTCAAACGCTCAATATATCCATGATGTTCGTCTATGTCTTATGCATGAGGTACCTGTTGGTTTGCGTAGTCTTGTCATAGTTGGACCAAGTGGTTGTGGCAAAACAACTTGGGCTAAATTACGTTGTGCTAAACCTGCTCTTATGGTAACTCATATGGATGATTTAAAGAATTTTAAAATAGGTTTTCATAATTCTATCATCTTTGACGATATGTCTTTTAGGCATCTGGATCCGGTCCTCCAGATTCCGATCGTTGATCGATTCGACAATCGTTCTTTACATTGCAGGTATGCGGTCGCTCAGATACCTAAAGGTATACAAAAGCTTTTTACATGCAATGTGGAGCCTTTCCATTTGGAACTACCTCAAATAACAAGACGCGTCAATTTAATAAATCTTTATTAAACAGTATTTGTTATGGTTGACGTTCCATATGTTTGTTGTGTGACCCTTGGTCGCTTGAGAGTTATCATAACACCTTGTTGTCTATTCAACTCATAAGCTACTGTTATCTTATTAGAAGCGTTATAATTGATAACATCTTCTAATGCAACGATCTGCGATGGACAAGGTAAGAATGTTACTTGTCCTGTTGTATACACTGCGTCAGCTGCCGCTTTACGCAGTGCTAATTTCTTGATGAAGCTGATTAACTTTTCACTATGGGTATAGTACAAAGTACTTCTCTTGATTTGACCAGGTTGCAACACAACCTTGTCAGTTTTTTTTGTATTGTTGAATATGCGACCGGATGGTGGCTCTTTCATTTCCGCGACTGAACTAAATTCAGCAGCTCTTTTTAGTAATACGCCACTTTCATAGTCGAATACTTGCAACGGTTTCATATGATCGATGGCAGTTATTGGCTGCCTTTCGAAGTCATATATCTTTCCTATTAAAGGGTTGCTATTAACCACGTCCGTGCTACTAGACCCTTCGTATGATGCTGATCTGTTTTACTACCTGTTGGGTACGTTGCCTTTTGTTGTTGTACGCTACCATCTCATCCGCACGTCTCTTGGTTCCACGTGCTAATGTCATTGCTCCTGCTGCGTATGGTGCTGCGCCACGAATCGCTCTTGCTATAGAAGGTCCGTACTTGGCTGAGAAAATGGCTGCTTTAGTGAGTGCTGCTGGCAGCATAACTTGAAATGGCATTTTCCTTAACTTGTTGGGGTGGGTGATTGGGGGTGCCCGTAATATTATATATTGGGCACCGCCAATCCGCTAAGAAGGAGAATAGTTTTTTTGAAACTCCGATGGGGGATTTTTATTTTTGTTTTATCCCCTTTTCTCCTGAGTCTCACCTACCCTATTTTAAGCTCCGCTCCCTACACGTGTCCCACGTGATCTAACAAGGGTACCCTAGTAGTACCCTTGTTATCGGAGTTTGAATTGATGTCTATATAAGAAACCTCTTTAGTGTACAACCGATTACACTAATGGTCTCTCAAATCTCTCAAACTCGTGAGTCTGCTACTCCTTTTGGTCTTCCTCTTCCTCATGCTGGTCTCTCTCCATCCAATCCTATTGATCTTACTGTCGATGACGAGACTTTTGGTACTCCCGCAAGACACTGGCGTGACTTGTTTGACGAGTACGTGCGAACTAAGGATGAAGTTCCTGTACCTGCTGCTGTTCCTATTGGTTGTGGAAGTGGGGATATTAACAAGCTTGGTGATATGGTACTTCCTAACATTAAAGCCTTAAATCTTAGAAAAACTTTAGAATAAATTGTCGTTCAGTTTTTTTAACTTATCCTAAATGTCCTCTTGCTAAAGAACAGTTGATGAAACATCTAGCTTCACTATCCCATCAATGTTCTTACATTATTGTGTGTGCTGAAAAACATGAAGATGGTTCTCCACATCTACATGCTTGTCTTAAGTTTCGGAAGAAGGTGGATATTCGGAAGG